AAGTATCTCGTTTTATTACTAATAGTTCTGAAGATGCTATTTTACCAATCCCTGTGTTTTATGATGCTGAAACTGGTAAAATCTTAAAAGATACTCTTCCACCTGATCTAAGAAATGACTATGACACAATCTAAAAAATTTACTATTTTTGATTGGCTTAATGAAATAACATACAGTAAAAGGAATTGGTCTGAATTTAATGAAGAAGAAAAAAATGAATTTAACTCATATTTAATTAACCGTTTCTTATCAATGGATAAAGATTATATTGAGTTAGTAAATTTCATTCAGACTATTCCTTATACTGAAAAAGAAAAATATTATAATATTTACAAACAATTAATACCCAAAAGAAAAGTGTGGCTTAAATATATTAAGTCTAAAATCAAAGATCCTAATTCTGAGTTAATTGAGATCATTGCTAATCATTTTGAATTTTCACAAAGAGAAGCTAAAATTTATTTAGAATATCTAGGAAAAGATGAAATTCAAAATATTTTAACCCAAAGAGGTATTGAAGAAACAAAAATAAAAAAATTACTAAAATGAACTCATCACATCTTATTATTAAATCTTTACTTCATAAAGCCGAGTCTGAAAAAGCTCAAGCTTTAGCAGCTTTAGAAATTTTAACCCATCAAGCCGCAGGTATTGGAGATCATACAATTCATGGGTTATTTGAGGACGCTGAAAAAGCATTGGAAATGTTAGCTAATGCTGAAGATAAACTTGAAATGATTGAAAAATATCTTAATTCTAAAGAAGTAATCCGTGGATAGTATTGTAAAATCTATAATCAATAAATTTACTGAGCGTTCTAAATTTGGAAAAGAAAAATATGGGACTGACTTAGACAGAGACGATCTTTCAGTTTTAGAATGGCTTACTCATTTACAAGAAGAACTTATGGATGGTATTTTATATGCCGAAAAACTCAAACAAGTTCTTTTATTAAATAAAGAATACAAACATCATTTTGAAAAAAGCACCTCCAATAGTAAAGAAGATCCAACAGATAAAGTTACCTGAAATTGATTATAGATTTCAAAAGGCTTTATCTTATAGCCAATTTTCTACCTACATGGGATGTCCTCATCGATGGGCTCTTAGATATAAAGAAGGTAGATATGAGGATTCTCCTTCTATTCACACTTTATTTGGTACTTCAATCCATGAAACCCTCCAACATTATCTAACAGTATTTTATGAAAAATCAGGAGCTGAAGCAGATCGAATAGAGATAGCTGAATTTTTCCAAGAACGTTTGATTGGTGAGTATAAGAAACAATATAAGGATAACAATAATACTCATTTTTCTTCTCCTGAGGAATTGAGAGAGTTTTTTGATGATGGAATTGAAATAATCAATTTTATTAAAAAGAAAAGAGGTCAATACTTTAGTAAAAAAGGATGGTGGTTAGTAGGTTGTGAGCTTCCTATTTTACTTGATGTAGGTAATAATCTTTTTTATAAAGGATACATTGATTTAGTATTGTATAATGATAAAACTGAATCTTTCCATTTGTTTGATATTAAAACTTCTACAGGAGGATGGAATGATAAGGCTAAAAAAGATGAACTTAAACAATTTCAACTTATACTCTATAAAAAATTCTTTAGTGAACAATATGGGGTTCCTTTAGATAAGATAGAAATTGAATTCTTTATTACTCGAAGAAAAGTTTGGGAAAATTCTGATTATCCTATAAGTCGAATTCAAGAATTTAGACCTCCTTCAGGAAAAGTTAAGCTTAATAAAGCTACTAAATCATTTGATGCTTTTATTAAAGAAACTTTTGACAAAAATGGAAACCATTTAGAAAAATCATATCCTAAAAATGTATCCAAAAATTGCCAATGGTGTCCATTTAATGAAAGAAAAGATTTATGTTCAAAATGATTACTTTAAGAATTTGTTATATATTTATATTCGTAAATTAATTTAAATATATTATTATGGCAAATCAAGTATTAACTAGTGTTAAAGTAGATCCTGATAAATTCGATGAATTTAAAGTGGAATGTGTAAGAAGAAAATTTTCTTTAAATAAGCTTGTAAATAAAGCAATGGAATTATATCTTACTGATGATGAATTTAAAAAACTAATGCATAGTAAATAATGAAAGAAAAATTTAGTTATGTTTCTCCTTCAGAGAGAAAAAAAATACTCCTATTAGCAGACGATATTAGAAGTTATTCAGGAGTAGGAACAGTTGCTCGAGAAATAGTTTTTAATACATGCCAACATTTTAATTGGATAAATATAGGAGCTACTATCCAACACCCAGAACAAGGTAAACGTATTGACATTAGTCAAGACACAGCTAATTTATCAGGAGTAGAGGATGCTCAAGTAATAATTTATCCTTGGTCAGGCTATGGAGATGCTGGTCTAATTCGAAATTTACTAGTATCTGAAAAACCTGATGCTATTTTCTTAATTACAGACCCAAGATATTTTACTTGGTTATTCCAAATTGAAAATGAAGTTAGGAGAAAAATTCCTATCATTTATTTAAATATTTGGGATGATTTACCTGCTCCACATTACAACAAAGTTTATTATGAAAGCTGTGATTTGCTTTTAGGTATTTCTAAACAAACTGTATTCATTAATAATGAAGTACTTGGTGATAAAGCCAAAGATAAACTTATTAAATATGTTCCTCATGGATTGAACCATAATATGTTCTTCCCAATTGATGAGTCATATCAAAAGTATAAAGAATTTAAAATGTTTAAAAATAGAATTCTAGGAAAAGAATTTGATTTTGTAGTATTTTTTAATTCTAGAAATATTCGAAGGAAACAAATCCCAGATACAATTTGGGCTTTTAAAGAATTTGTAGATAAACTCCCTGAAGAAAAAGCTAAAAAAGTAGCATTTTTACTTCACACCCAAAAAGTAGATAATAATGGTACAGACTTACCTACAGTAGTTGAAATGTTATGTGGGAATGATCCTAAGTATAATATTATTTTTGATGAACAAAATCGTTCAACTGAAGAAATGAATTGGCTATATAATTGTGCTGATGCTCAAATTCAATTAACTTCTAATGAAGGTTGGGGGTTAAGTTTAACAGAGGCAATGTTATCTGGTCGTCCTATTATAGCTAATGTTACAGGAGGAATGCAAGATCAAATGAGATTTACAGATGAAAAAGGAGAATGGTTTATCCCTAATAAAGAAGTTCCCTCAAATCATAGAGGAACTTACCAACAACATGGAGAATGGGCTTTCCCAGTATATCCAACTAACATTTCAATTGTTGGAAGTCCTCCTACCCCTTATATTTTTGATGACAGATGTGATCCTTTAGATGCTGCTGATAGACTTTATGAAGTTTATAACTTAAGTAAAGAAGAAAGAAAAGCAAGAGGATTAGCGGGTAGAAATTGGGCTACAGGGGAAGAAGCAGGATTCACAGCTGAAAAACAAGGGAACAGAGTAATAGAAGCCATTGATGAGTTATTCAATACTTGGAAACCAAGACCAAAATTTGAACTTATTAAAGTAGAAGACAAAGAAATCAAACAAGCAAAACATAAATTAGTATATTAATGAAACCAGTTTTTATAATTAGTTGCCCTATTGAAACCTATTCAGGTTATGGAGCTCGTAGTCGTGATATAGTAAAAGCTATTATTGAGCTTGATAAATATGACGTTAAAATATTATCTCAACGTTGGGGAAATACACCTTGGGGGTTTTTAGATGATAATCCTAAATGGAGTTTTTTAAAGAATCATATTGTTCTACCTCAACAAATCACTCAAAAACCAGACATTTGGATGCAAATTACAGTTCCAAATGAATTTCAACCTATGGGTAAATATAATATTGGAGTTACTGCAGGAATTGAGACTACAGTTTGTCACCACTCATGGATTGAAGGGATAAACAGAATGGATACTACTTGGGTATCATCTAATCATGCTAAAACAGTATTTGAGAATTGTACTTTTGAGCAAAGACATCCTCAAACTCAACAAGTAGTAGGAATAATTCAATTACAAAAACCAATTGAAGTAGTATTTGAAGGGGCAGATTTGGAAACTTATTTACCTACTAAAGATAACCATTTTGATTTAGATCAAATAAAAGAAAACTTTGCCTTTTTATTTGTGGGGCATTGGATGCAAGGTCAAATTGGGGAAGATAGAAAAAATGTAGGCTTGATGCTTAAGATTTTCTTAGAAACTTTTAAAAACCAAGCCAATGCTCCTGCTCTTATCTTAAAAACAAGTGGAGCCGGTTCTTCTTATATGGATAGAGATTTGATTTTAGATAAAATTCATCAAGTAAAATCCACAGTAAATGCTAAAACCTTACCTAGTATTTATCTTTTACATGGTGAGTTTACTGATGAGGAAATGAATGGTTTATACAATAATAAAAAAGTAAAAGCTATGATTAGTTTAACTAAAGGAGAAGGATTTGGTAGACCTTTACTTGAGTTTAGTTTAACTAAAAAACCAATTATTTCAACTAATTGGAGTGGGCATATTGATTTTCTAAAACCTAAATTCACCACTTTATTAGAAGGTGAACTCACTAACGTACACCCTTCAGCCCAAGTAAAAGATATGATATTGGGAGAAGGAAAATGGTTCAGCGTTAATACAAATGAGGTAGGTAGTGCATTACTAAACTTATATAAAAATTATAAACCATTTAAAGACAATGCTCTGCATCAAGCTTCTTATAGTAAATCAAATTTCAGCTATGAGAAAATGAAGAAAAAAATAGGGGAGTTTTTAGAGAAAAATGTTCCTGAGTTTCCTCAACAAGTGCAACTTCAATTACCTAAGTTAAAAAAGATTGAATTACCAAAACTTAAAAAAGTAGAAACAAATGAAGGATAAATTAGGAATTTGCCCACATTGTGGAAGTGATGTGTGTTATGAAACTGAAATCACTGAAGGATTTACAACTTATCAATGTTATGGATGTGGGTTTACTACTACCACAATGATGAAAGAAGGAGAGCTATTTTATGAGGAACAAATGAGTATTCTTCCTGAGCTTCATAAAGATTTAGCTTTTACAGATTCTGAAAATAAAGTTTGGATTCCCACAACTGTTAATTTATCTTCTAAAGGAATGGTGTATGCTGATGGAACATCAACTGAAAATTGGAAATGGTCAGCAGTAAAAACAATACCTGTAAAAGAGGAAGAAAAAGAAAAATATCCAATCCCAGGTTCAAAAGGAAAATATTATGAGTGGAGAATTGATATGTCTACTTTAGAAAAATTTGAGCAAGGTGATTTTATGGAAGGATTAGAATATATTGGAATGTTTGAAGCATAGTAAACAACTTATATTCATATAACAATGTCCCTAGGTTAATTAAAACTTAAAATTATGGAAA